GGTAATCCTTCAAATTACCGTGTAGTTCAATGTTCCGAACTTGGTTTGTCTTTGCGATTGATGGTGGTACAGAAATGAAACCTTTATCGAGGTGGATGAGGTCCCAGGTCATCTTTTCCAGTTCTTCGGGACGGATTCCTGAGAAAAGCAAGAGGGAAAACGGAAGAAGTGTATCTCGGCAGTCCAATTTGAAAAGAGCGGGGACTGTTCCATCATCCGCAACCATAGGATGTGATGGATTTGCCGTTTTATACGATTTACAGCAGCACAAGAGGCGTTTTACTTCGTCTATGGTAAAGATATCCACTCCATCACTTTTAACTACTTTACGGCGCTCTATCAGATCAAATGGAGAACGTTTGAGCATTTCTTGTTTGACGGCCCAGGTAAATGCCGGGGCGATGACGGATAACGCGGAGTTGAAATAAGTTGCGCTTGGGAAGTTTTTTGAAAACCATTCTCGCAGTTCCGGAGCCTGAATATCGG